TCAAACCTTTCTCACTTACTTAATGATGATAATTCATTAAAAACAGGTAATTGGATTAATTTTGTAATAACATATGCTAACCGTACAGATACAGGTGATAATGCAGAACTTAATATATATATGAATGGTGAACTCATTAAAACAAATAATTTAGACTGGAGTCAAGGAGGTGGTGGAACAACTGGTTTAATGTTAGGAGCTCGTAATTTAAGTGGAGATTTTAACAGAGGATGGGATTGTGGACTTGATGAAGTGGCTATTTATGATACAGACAAAGGTACAAGTTTTGCACAAGAAGTATATAATGGTAAAACTAACTATAACCATAAAGGTGCTAGTAATCTTGTAGCATATTGGAAAATGAATGAAGGTAGTGGAAATACTATTATTGACCACTCAGGTAATGGTAATAACGGAACACTTGAAACTGATGGTACAGGACTTCCAATTTGGGAAGAAATTGAGAGATATTAATAATGGCTGTTCAACAAATCACACATAAGAAAATTACGAAGTTTGATACTTCTAATCCTAACTATAAGGAAACACCTA